GAATCATTCGAACTTGCTTGTCAACTGCATACGCTCAAAGGTCAGATTGCTGAGTACGTAATGGAAGAAGCACTTAAGCAGCAAGCTAAAGATGATGAGTCACTTATCATTGATGAACGTGCTGAGCTTCTAATGAACCCAAGCACTGACTTTGGTGATCGCTTTCAAGCAGTCTTAACAGATATGCTTAGTGGCCGTCATACTTCACAAACTACACCAGAAGATTCTGGTTTATATAGAGCGCCTACTGATCACGAGGCGACTGAAGATAATGACGATGAACCCACAAAAGACTTTTAAATTAACTATCCTTATAGGAGTCATTCAATTATGTCACGACGCAAAGATCTCTTAGAACAACTTCTACAATCTGACCAGTTTGGAGAAGATAAAGAGAAAGAACAAAAGTTCCTTGCTGCCACTGCCGAGTTAATCTTAACTGATTTAGTTGAGATTGCTATTAAAGGCTTTGAATCACGAGGAGCAGGCACACTTGTTATCAATCTAGAAAACGACTCAACTACTTATATGAGTGGTTCAGATGTTGAAGGAGATATCATTGTTGCCGAAGCTGAGAGAGACGATGATGTCCTTGATTTCCTAAGGGTCATTATGGACAAAATTGATACCAATGACTGGACAAAAAATGTACTGATTACACTGATATCAAATGCTGGAACAAGAACATTTAGTCTCGAAGCAGGTGGGTGCCAAGAAAGCCTCCGAGCGCTCACATCAGAATTTAGCGGATAAGTTAAAGGCACAAGGACTTAAACTTCCTCTGTATCCACCACCGTCAATCATTGAACGTGCCCGTACTGTTATGGGCAGCATTGACTTTGATCCTACTTCCGATCCTGTTCAGCAAGTTCTAGTAGATGCGACAGCTATCCCTTCTATTGAACGTAATCCACTGCAAGAGCACTGGCACGGCAACGTGTTTGTGTCCCCAAAGGGTGCAGTTAAAACCACACGTACTTGGCTAAATAAAACAATCGATGAGTACCGCAATCATCATATTAGTAGTTTCATATTCTTTACTAATGCTAGTGAGATTGTCAGAGCCGCCCCAGTAATCTTTGACTATCCCTTCTGCATCCCATTCAAACGGGTTAAGCAGCTCAAGGCTACGTCAAAAGGGTTTGAACCTATCTCACCTTCTACTTGGAATGTCATTATCTATGGCCCTCCTGTAGAGACTACAATCACCTCGATTGATAAGGTCTCCTTGTTTTACAGTACCTTCCGTGACATCGGTCGTGTCTGCTACAACGAGTATGCAGGTGACCGTTGGCAAAGTGATCTTGAGTACTTTGAGAATCACAAAGGTGAGCTGTTATGAGTAAGCACCTGCGAGTTGATCATCTGTATAACTTGCCGTCTGGCAACTGTGTTCATCCTTGCCGTCTCATCCATAAGGATGGTACTATTATGTGGAAACACGCTTTAATTAACCAGAAAAATCAAGTCAATATACCTGTTGAACTGTCGCACGAAACTCATATCATCAAAACTGCACAACGAATTGAGGAGCTCAATAGCTGGGCGTCTCAGACTATGGAACCTTGGGAATGCTTAGTGCCTGAGCACTGGTATTCCATCAACAATGCACATAAGCCTTACTCTGAAGGCTATGCCTGTTTGCTTAGGCACAATGTGCTGAGATCTGATGTCGTTTATAACCTACTGCTGCCCCACATTCTTAATCACGAGCAGCTAGATCTAGGTGATGACGGGCTTTATTTCCAAAGATGCTAAAGCCGGCTAACGCCGGCCATAAGTCGAGTGTCCTACGACAGCTTGTCTATCAATCGTTCTAGATACCACTTGGCTTTCTTGGCATCTTCCTCAGGATTGTCTTTCAGCCACAGCCTAAGGATGTATTTAAGGACTTGTCCTTGAAGCAGACCTTCAACTGATGTGGGTGCATCTTGAATTGCATCTTCAATGATGTCAATTGCTTCTTGCTTACCACGTGTGTAATGCGCAGGGCTATGAACCCTATCGTTTGGATCTTTGTCGATCTGTAGCCACATATCATTCACTGCGATCTTGTCTTCAAGTCGAGTGGCTGGCCTTAGTCCTTTTGGATTGATGTTGCTATGAACAAACATTCTCTCGATCTCACTATCAAACTTATCAAAATCAGAGTATGACATTTACCCAATGAATAACTTTCTTTCCTACTATAGAAACGAACACACTTAGACGTGAGATATGCCGGATAAACGCATCACTATTGATCCAACCTTTATCCCTAACAGGGACAACTACTTTATGAGTATCGCCAAACAAGTGGCAACTGGATCAAACCATCCCATCGCAACTGGTGGGTGCATCATCGTGCGAGACAAGGAAATCGTCGGTGACGGACGCAGCATCCTTGCTCAATGCAAAGTTGAAATTGATTGCCTTACATATGCAATCGCTACTGCCTGTAAGCGTGGTACCCCTATGACAGGTTCCATTGTTTACACCACACGCTATCCGTTTAGTGCATCTATTTTCCAGCTGTACTTAATGGGTATTAAAAAAATTGTAGTACTCGCACACGAGTGGGAGCCTTATTACAAAGACGAGTTCAGACGTGCTGCACGTTTGGCTCGCGAACTAATGATTTCTATTGAACCCTTATTTGAGGATGACGATGAAAGGTTTGCCACTAACAACCAGGCACCCAGGTTCGATGACCGTGAAGAGCAGTTCTCCAACAAAGACCTCTACACGCATAGCCCGGCAGAAACAGATGACGAAATCCTTAAGCAATATTCAGAATACGCAAACGATGACGACCTTACTATTTGACCTTGAGTCCACCGGCCTACTACGCCAAGGCTCACAGCTTCACTGCATTGTTGCCCGTCCTGTAGACAGCGACACTGTTCATACGTGGGACAAAGTCAAAGGCAACCTTGACAACGGAATTGATGACTTACGTCGTGCGGATGCACTCATTGGCCACAACATTATCAATTACGATATCCCCCTAATTCAAGAGCTATACCCAGACTTCAAGCCAGAAGGTGAGCTGATTGACACGCTTGTCCTCAGCAGACTGTTCTACCCACACATTGCTGACCGTGACTTCGAACGTAAGCCACTGGGTATGCCGCAACGTCTTTACGGACGTCACTCTTTAGAAGCTTGGGGTCACCGCCTCAAGTGTTTCAAAGGTGATTACGGAAAACACGATGGTGCGTGGGATATCTACACACCAGAAATGCTTGATTACTGCATTCAAGATACTGCAGTCACACTAAAACTATACGAACTAATGCAACGGAGAATGCAAGATTATGCTTGATTGTGTATCCCTCGAAATGAAGATGGCTGAGATTATGGCTCAGCAAGAAGCTTCAGGTTTCCGCTTTGACGTGCAAGCTGCAGAGCGTGTACGTGAGCGTCTTCAGAATGAATATGACGAACTGACTGCTGCTATTACGCAGATGTTCCCTTACTACCCAGGTAAGGTCTTCACTCCCAAGCGTTCTAATAAGAAGCAGGGTTACTTCAGCGGCGCTCCAATGACTAAGCTGCTGGACTTTAACCCCACGTCACGTCTGCACTGCCATTGGGCACTGACTAACTTCCTAGGTGCTCGGTTTACTAAGACCACTACGACTGGTAAGCCTCAGGTTGATGAAGCTGTGCTGTCTGAGATACGCGACCTTGCTGTATCCCAATCCAATGACAAGCTCTCTGGTGCCTGTGAAAAATTTATCAAGCTCCTGACGCTACAGAAGTGGCTAGGCCAGCTCAGTGAAGGCAACAACTCTTGGTTCAATACCATTGAAGGTGACCACTGCATTCACCACAGCTGCACTCTCTCTACGCAGACAGGACGTAACGCGCACCGTGGTCCCAACCTCGGACAAGTTGTCAGTGCACCTTGGGCACGTGAGCTATTCGTTCCACACCCTGGAATGGTGATGGTTGGTGCTGACCTCGAAGGCCTGGAACTTCGCTGCTTAGGGCACTACCTCTCACGGTTCGATGAGGGCGCATTTTCTGAAGTCGTTCTCAACGGCGACATTCACCAGCAGAATGCCGACCGTGTTGGCTGCACCCGTAAGGAGGTC